ACCCCCCCAATCGTCACGGCAACGGTCGGAGTTGGGGCCGGCAAGGGTCCCGCCGTGCTGGCTGGCGGGTCGGGCGGCAATCGGAAGTTGGTTCCGCGTACCACCACCAGTTGCCCGCCGGTCCAGACGGTCGACGGCGTCACGCTGACGATGGTGGGCACGGCCATGATGCGATCCTATTTCGCAAACGACCCCTTCAACAGTTTCGCCATTCGCTCTTCGAGGCGCCGTTTTACGTCGGCGGGACGCCCGTGGGCCTCGAACGTGGGACGCACGAAAGGACGCGGCACCACTCGAATGACGATGGTCCGCTTACCGCTGCCCTTCAGCAGCCAGAACGGGCGGGGAATATCCTGCCCCTCGCCGCCGTGCGCCTCCTTCATCAGCACGCCGAGGAAGCGTCGCATCCTCGGCGTCAGCTTCAGCACCACGACCGCGCCCCACTCGTGCACCTCGGCCACGTTGATCAGATCCTTGCCGTCGACGGTACGGGCGGTCCGCAGGATTCCGACGAAAACCGCGATGCCGCGGGAGTGCACCGCAATCGAGTTGCGCAAGTCGCCTCGAACCATGAGGGCCTTGGTGCCGCGGAAACCCTTTAGACGCCTAGCCGCAAGCGTGAGGGGCGATAGCGGCTTGAAGCGCTTGCCGCCCGGGGCCTGGTCGCGAATGCCGGTCACCATCCGGCCGCGCAGATAATGCCCCTCCTGCAAAAGACTCTTCTTGCTCGCGTCGGCAATCATCTTGCTGCCACTGGACAGGATCTTCCGGACCTTGTCCCAGTCGCCAAACCTGAGAACCGGCATCGTCAGCCTCGCGACTGCATGCGGACGAGCAGCAGATTGCGCTTGCGGCCGATCCCGAACGTGGGGGTCGCCTCGGTGACGAACATCCCCGGCGGGTTGGGGAACGTGTGGACGAGCGTCGTGCCGTCCAGCTCGTAGATAGCGCCCAGGCGATCGCTAGGTCGAATGAGCGCCAAGCCGGTAGCGGCATCGACCAAACTGCGGTCCTCGAGGTCGGCGAAGTGAATCGTCACCGCGAACACGCTGCTCTTCGTGTCGCCGAGCTCGCGCATCATCATGCGCTGAAAGCTGTCGGGCTCGATCTGAGCCGGAATCATGACGGCGGTCATCTCTTCCCGATCGAGATCGCCCTTGCGGTCCGTGGTGGCGCTGATGGTCGGCTCGTTGTAGTCCGGGTCGAGCTTGTCGTCCGCCCCCATGGAGGGGAGATCCAACCGATAGAACTTCGCCAGGAACTGCTGAAGCGTGCGGCCGCGATAGCCCATCAGCCGACCTCGAAGATCGGCGGCCGCCGGAACGACTCCAGCATGAGGTCGATCTCCGGATCTGCCGTGAAGGCGCCGGTCGCGGCACTGCTGGTGCCGTACGTGACCGACTGATCGCGCGTCCGCTCGGACGTGATGGGGCCCGCGACCTGCTGTCGCGTCACCATCTTGCCGACATTGTGAACGGCCAGCATGGTGCAAAGCTGCCGCAGCAACGGCGGCGTCTCGCCGGTGGGGCTGCCGTCGAAATCGGTGTAGCCGAACACGCCCTCGACCAGGATGTTGCGACGGCCGCGCGGCCAGCGCTCGACCCCGAACCCCAGGCGGCGCAGCTCGAGCGTGTCGACGAGCTCGATCTTGGGGTTGTCGCGATCGTCCTCGGTCGGTTGGCCGGTCGTGATGTGGCGGGCGTACACCCGATAGGCCGACGGGTCGAACGTCTCGCCGTCGCCCCAGTCGCCATAGAGGCTGACGACGATGTTCTCGATCGCGATGAGGGGGGTCGGGAGCCGCAGCACCCGGGTATCGTCACCGTCGAGCTCGAACTGACAGCGACGCGGCTCGAACCAGCGATCGGTCACGCGCTCGATGTAGCGGCTCGCCAGGTCGATGGTCGACAGCACCCGCGCATCGCTCGCCACGGTGGAGCTGATGCCCTCACTTCGAACGTCCGACAGCAGGCAGTAGCCCGGACGGAAAATGAACTGCGATGCCGTGATCTCGATTGGCACCACGATCTCGCGCTCAACCTCGTTGACGGTGTACCACCAGTGCAGCTCGCCGGCCCCCGGGGTAGCGTCCCCGGGCATCGTGAAGCTGGCGTAGAAGTGACCCGTGCCGATCTTGTTGGTCGCGAGATCCACTTCCTGCGTGGTCGCCGGCGCCACCGGGAAGATCTTGGTGCGGGCGCCGCTCGCGACCGTGTAGATCGCGAACGACAGCTCGCTCGGGTCGCGCAGGATGCCGTCCCGAAGAGCGGGGTCGGTCAGGAACACGTCCACGACCGTCCCAGTTCCGGTCAGCGTCTGTCCCTTGGCGATGTTGAGCATCCTGCCCTCGGGACGGCGCTTTTAGGTGGGCGGCTTGTCGCCCTTGCGACCGCGCGCCAGCCGGGCGGCGCGCCGACTCGTGGTCGGGTGGGAGGCGCTGGGCGACTCGCCGTCGGCCTTCGGGTTGGTCGCCTGGCCAGCCTTTCGGCCCGCCACCTTCGCCGCAGCCGCCTCGACCTCGGCCGCCTCTTCTCGCTCTTCCGCGAGATCTTCCTTGCTGAAGTGCTCGGCCCCATCGTCGCGAGCCGGCAGTGCCGGCGCTTTGGGCTCGGGGAGCAAGGGCGGGGAGGCGAGGGCGACCGGCGCCAGAGGGACGGCCGCGCCCGCGACCGCGCCCAGCAGCGGCGCGCGCTCGACGGCCGATCCCGTGATGGCCGCCATGGCGGTTTCGCGCTTGATCTGCTCGGCCGCCTTGCGCTCGCGCTCCTCGACCGCCAGCGCGCCATCCCGATCGACGACGTCGAAGGTGGCCCGACCGTCCGGATATCTCCGGCTGGCCAGGAAGTCGGCAAGCGGGAACGACGCTCCTCGCGATATGATGTCGACCGGAACCCGCACCCACACGCCGACTTGAAACACGACACCGCGAACTCGGTAGGTCAAATGCCCACCGGGATAACTGCGCAGCCTGACGTACTTTTCTTGCATTGTCCTAACCCCCGATTGCAGATTTTGGCGAATCGGCCGAGCGGCCTACTTCGACAGGACGAGCAGCTCGAACGTGACGCCGCTCAGATTGGAAGCGTTGTCGATCTCGGTCGGGACGTCCTTGGCCGCGCCGCCGCCGCTGTTCATCACGATCAGCTTGCCGGCGTCCGCGTCCCAGATGACGGGATACCCGCCGTTGAGCGCGATGTTGAAGACCGCCAGGATGGTGCGCTGGTCCTTTGTCAGGGCTTGCAGGGCAGCCGCGACGCCCACCGACCCACCCGTGGGGTAGGCGCCATCGCCGACGAGCGTGATGCGGTCGAGGTAGATGGGGGCCGACGCCGCCGCGGCGTCCTTGCTGACGAGGGTCATGGTGCCGATAGCCATTGGATGTCTCCTTGCTGGGGCGAAAACTGCGGGGCGGCTTCAGACCGCCCCGCCGAATTTGGTTGTCGTTGGGGCGCGCCGACTAGGCGGCCTTGATGGTGATGAGCTTCGCGACCGCGGGCTCGTAGAGGAACTCCACGTCGACCCACTGGTCGGACACGATCTTCAGGTTGCCGGAGTCGATGTCCTGCTGGGTGCGGACCCGAACCTGCTTCCAGACGCCGACCGCGACGTTCTTGGGGTCGCAGAAGAGCAGCGAGCTCTCGCCCGAGCCCCCGCCGAGCGGCGTCTCGATCATGGGCGCCTCGACCACCGGAATGCCGTAGGCCGGGATCGCGTCCGAGCTCAGGATCGCGCTGTCGCCCAGGCCGGTCACGCGGCCCGCCATGAGGTCGCGCCACTTGAGCTCGACGTCGCTCGCGGCGTAGATCCGCATGGCCTTCTTGTTGCGCTTGAACTGGCTCGGGATCGCGCCCACCAGCTCCATGAGGTCGGCCTGCTCGAGCACCTTCGACCCGTTGTCGACCGCGTGGCTGCTGGCCTTCACGAAGAGGCCGTTGAGCAGCTTCAGGAGGGAGTCGGTCGAGCTGGTGTTGCCGTTCCATACCAGATCTTCGAGGTCGAGCCCGAGCCGCTCGCCCATCAGACGCGTGATGTGAGCCTCGAAGGTGCCGCCCTCGACGGTCTGCTCGCAGTCCTCGTCGGTCAGATTGACCTGGGCCTTGAGCTTCACCGTCGTGAACGTCACCGCGCCCACGGTCGGCTTGGAACGATCGGACTCGGACAGCGACTGACCTTCCTGGCCGCCGCGGGTAATGCGCGACAGGAACCCCATCCGGTCGACTTCCTCGACGGACGACGACAGCGGTCGGAAGGTGCACTCCTTCAGCACGACCTGATCCTGGATCGCGATGTCCATGATCTTCTTGGCCTGGGCCGGAAGAAGCGCCCCTGCGCTGCTCATGTCGGCGATCTTGAGATCGGCCTTCTGGAAGCTGGTACGAACGACGTCTTGGTTACGCTCCATTGGGATGCTCCTTGTCGGTCCGGTTGTCGAACTAGCTGGCGGCCCTCTTGTCGTTGAGGTCTACCGGCCATGCGAATCGCGTGGTCGGCGCTCCCCCGCCTTCGGGGGCGCTCGAATTTTTCGGCGGCGCAATCTGCGCGGTCTTGAGCAGGCTGGCCTGCTTGGCCGAGGTGGCGCGCTCGGTGGCGAGCGACTTCGTCAACTCGTCCACCTGGGCGGTCAACTGCGCGACCTGCGTGGTGAGGTCGGAGACCTTCGGCTCAAGTGGGTTCGGCTCGGCGGCCGGCGCCGGCTCGATCACCCCATCGCTCGCCGACTTGTCGGTCGTCTCGACCTCGTCCTCGAGCGCCTGCAGCTCCTTGCGAATCTTGTCCAACTCGTCGATCGCCGAGGAGAATCGGCCCAGGCGCTCCTTGCGCATCTTGGCGCCACGCTTTTCGACGTCCTCGCCGCCATCGGACTTCTCGGCCTTCTTGGCAGCGTCGAGCAGCTTCTGGGCAGCCGCCGTGCACTTCTTCTTGACGGAGTCGGGCAGGTCGGACTGCGGAATGCGCGAGAGGGCGTTCTTGACGTGCGGCAGGTCGACCTTGCCATCGGCGTCCTTGACCGGGAAGTGGCGCAAGGATCGCGGAGTCGTCTTGCCCCCGGCGTCCTTTTTGCCACCGCTCTCGATGTAGAGAAACGAGGAGTCGGGCAGGTCGTTGACGAACTTGGTGGACCAGGTTGCCTTGTCGACCTCGCCTGGCTGCGAAGGAGTGGCGGCCACCGCGGCCGCTTGCTCGGGCGTCAGCGGCACGGTGACGGCTTCGGAGGCCGGCACTTCGGCGTTGACGGTCGCGGAGTCGATCGCGGGCTGCTGTCCGGCCGGCTCGGCGCCGGTCGGATCGGTGCCAGCGGGCGCGACATTGGACGCCTGATCATCGACAGGCGGCGGGACATCGGACGGCGGTTGCGCCGGCGCGGTACCGGTCGGCTCGCCGGCGGGCTCGGCACTGATTGGCTGGTCGGCGGCGCCATCGGCATCCTTCATGATCAGGAAGGTGCGCTTGTTGGCCGCGCGATCCACGACCGAGAGCTCCTTGACCTCGATGTCGCTCAGGCGGGCCTTGGGTTTGCTGCTGCCGGGCATGTTCTAGATTCAGGGTCGCAAGCTGGTTTTCGCGACTCAAATATCAGTCCAGCTTCTCCTTGACGGCCGTTCCACCGATCGAAAAGCCCGTGAGATCGCCGCCCTTGATCTGATCCCACAGATCGTCGTCCATGATCCGCATCCCGACCATCCACGCCCCGGCCTTGACCGTCTCCTCGCCGATCTTCTCGTCGCTCTTCTGGATGTAGCTCTCCAGAATGGCGAGTTTGTCGTCGACGATCTGCTTGTGCATCAGCCCCATGTGGCCAGTGTCGCCGCCGCCACGATACGACTCCATGAACGCGAATGCGGCCTTGCGGATCTCGTCGGCGCTCTCGGTATCGCCCTGGGTGTCGACTTCGTCGGGCTCCATCGCGAC